AACCAACTCTCTGAAACTATTTTGACAAATTAAATAGTTGATATTACTATGCTTTTTAATGAGCAAGGTGACTGCGGAAGAATTGTCACGGGCTATTGCAACGGCGCCTCTTGAAGCCTGTCTTCGCAAAGATGGGATCACTCGCAAATTCCTCGTCCAAAAACTCAAAGCAGAATTAAACGCAACCGAAGTTAAGGCATTCAATGATAAGGGCGTGATCGTCTATTCTAAGCCGTTAGTTGATTGGGACATCCGCCAGCGAGCGCGGATGGATGCGCAAAAATTGATGGGTCTCTATCCGATTGAGAAATATGAAATTGATTTTAATAAATCAGCAAAGGAAATGACAAACGATGAACTTGAATCCACAGTACGAGCCATACTTGGCAGAGTATGTACGAAGGCGAAAACAAACAAAAAGAATAAGGCTTAGTTCCTGGCTGAAGAAAGTATCGCCAGGTTGGAACTGGACATGGCCACACATTGCCTACACGGTATCCCTGCTTGAAAATATAGCAGCCGGGGAGATTAAGAAACTGATGATTTTCGAGCCGCCGAGACATGGCAAATCGGAACTTTCTTCTGTTCGATTCCCTGCCTGGCTACTTGAGCGTAACCCCGGCACTCGTATTATCGTGGGATCATACAACCAGCAATTAGCTAATACATTCAGTCGCAAGACCCGCCGGATCTGTGAAGGAAGGATAACTTTCAGCAAGGACCGGACCGCCGTTGAGGACTGGGAGACGGCAAGCGATGGTGGCTATAAGGCGGTTGGGGTAGGGTCTGGCGTGACAGGAAGAGGAGCAAATGGATTGATAATTGATGATCCGGTAAAGAGTAGAGAAGAGGCAAACAGTAGGGTTTATCGGGATCGCTGTTGGGATTGGTATAAGGAGGATCTCTACACGAGGTTAGAACCCGGGGCGTGGGAACTATTAGAAATGACTCGCTGGCATCATGATGATTTAGCCGGGCGTATCCTCCAAAGCGAGGATGGTCCCAATTGGACGGTTGTATCACTTCCCGCATTTGCCGAAGCCAATGATCCCCTGGGACGCTTAGAAGGCGAGGCATTATGTCCTGATAGATTCAATCGCGAAGAGCTGCTTGCCATTCAGCAAGTCTTGGGAAGTGCATTCCAGGCACTCTATCAGCAACGACCCACAGCCATTGAAGGTTCGATCTTCAAGCGGGAATGGTGGCAGTATTATCGGGAAGCCCCAGTATTTACCCGTATCATTCAATCCTGGGATACAGCCTTTAAGAAGGGGAAAGAGAATGATCCCTCATGCTGCCTGACCTGGGGTGAAGCAAAGAATGGTTATTATCTGCTCGACCGCTGGAATCAGAGAGTTGAGTACCCTGAATTGAAACGAACAGCAAAGCAGATGAACAGCAAATGGAATCCGAACGCCTGCCTGGTTGAGGATAAGGCAAGCGGTCAGTCTCTCATCCAGGAGATGAAACGTGAGACAAGGATTCCCATTATTGCCATCAATCCTGACGCCGACAAAGTTGCTCGTGCCAATTCAGTAACGCCTCTCTGTGAAGCTGGAAAGGTTTTTCTTCCCGAGGATGCGCCCTGGATTCTTGAGTTTATTGATCAGATGGCAATCTTCCCTAATGCCGATCACGATGAGGACGCTGACTGCACAAGTCAGGCATTATCCTACATGGCACGAGGGGGAAGCACCACTGGTATGCTCGATTACATGGCAGCATTGGCAGGAAAGATGAAACAAGATGAATGCACAGCCTGATATCTCGACTTTAATTGACCACTCCTGTCCTCGTTGTTATGGTCGTGGGTACATCGGTCTTGATGTAAAGACGAAATACCCGATCATCTGTCAATGTGTGCGGAAGAACTACCGCAAATTGAAGGTGCAGTCTGCTGTTGACAGTGCACTCTTGATGGCGATGTGCCAACAGGAACGGAAGAAAAGCGCTTATACAGTGCCTGCCATCGTTCACTCTCAAAACATTTGGATCGAACGGGTCGTTGATTGGTTGCTATTGAGGTTTCGTTTCCTTCGCAGAATTTACAACCCAGAGATGAAATATGCCAGATGAACCCGCCTCCACCATCGAACCAGGAATAGTCCAGCGCATCCTTTATGCTGCCACTGGTGCTTGGCAGGTTATCCGCACAGGCAAGGTTGAGAGGTCCTGGTTTGGACCCCTCTCCCCCATTCCTCCTATGGCGCCCCCAACAGTTATGGGTCGTCAATTTGACTTTCCGGTTGGTGTCAACTTAAGAATCAGACCGAGGGAATCAGAGGGCATATCATTTGCCGAGATGCGGGGTATAGCGGACACCTTGACTTTGCTGCGCATTGCTATTGAAACCCGCAAAGATCAATTGGTAAAGCTGAGGTATGTGTTCAGAGCGAAGGATGAGAAGGAGGATACGGAGAGCCTCCATATTGAGGAACTGGATGAATTCTTCCATATGCCCGACAAGGAGCATACCTGGCAGCAGTGGCTGAGGATGTTAGTTGAGGATATGTTGGTCATTGACGCCACCACCCTTTATCCCCGTCTAAATAAGGGGGGAGGGTTATATGCCTTAGAGCCGATTGATGGCGCAACGGTCAAGAGGGTTATTGATCACACGGGGCGCACGCCTCACCCTCCTGAGCCAGCCTATCAACAAATTCTGAAGGGCCTGCCCGCCGTTGATTACACCCTTGACGAACTTATTTATTACCCTCGCAATTGTCGCAGCCACAAAATTTATGGTTTCTCTCCAGTGGAACAGTGCATTCTCATCGTCAATATTGCATTGAGGCGTGATATAAGCCAGTTGCAGTATTATACGGAGGGCAACATCCCCGACGCTTTCGGCTTCTTACCTCCAGAGTGGACGCCCGATCAGATCCAGCAGTTTCAATCGTATTGGGATTCCGTTTTGGAAGGCGATACCGCAGCCCGCCGTCACATGAAATTCTTGCCTGGTGGAACGGGCGCACGGGTTGACCAACTTCGAGATCCCAAACTCAAAGATGAATACGATGAATGGCTCGCCCGTGTCATTTGCTATTGCTTTTCACTTCCACCGACTGCCCTTATCAGACAGACGAACCGAAACGTAGCGGAGACCGTGAAGGAGACGGCAGCAGAGGAAGGACTCCAGCCTCTGATGATCTGGATTGCCGATCTAATTAATCACATCATCTCGAAATATTTCAAATTCAATGATGTAGAGTTCGCATGGGAAGAGGACGAAGTTACTGACCCAGTGAAGTTGGCGCAGACAATGGAGATCAGGGTAAGGAATGGCATGACAACCCTCAATAAAGCCCGTGAGATATTTGGGGAGGAACCCGATCCTAACGGTAATGAACTCCTCATTTTCACGGCAACGGGGCCAGTGAAGCTAAGCGATATTGTTGGTAGCAGTGGTGGTAATGGTGGCGCCCCCCCACCGACAAGCCAGCAGTCACAGGGAAAGTTCCCTGCAGAGGTAGTTGCCAAGGTTAAAAAAAAAATATTCAGGCCAATGAGTTTAGACAGGATCGCCATCATTAAAGGCGTGCGGAAATTGAAGAAAGCCTATACAAAATTTTTCAAGACTGCCAGCGTGGATATAACCGCTCAGTTATCGAGAGCCGTTGCGAGCGTATCAAAGGCGGACGAGGATGTGGTGAGGAAGATTCTTGATGAACTCGACTTCGCAAGTTGGACAGTGCTTACCGATGTAACCGAGGAAGTACTGCAACAGATTTACCGAGAGGCTGCACTTCACGGTGTTAAAAATCTCGTTACTGCTGACCTTCCCATCGCTCTCGGTGAAGAGGGACTCACCGATTTGGTGAACGATTCCGCTCTTGATTATGCACGGTCACGGGCGGCTGAGATGGTTGGGAAGAAATGGGTTGGGGGTGGACTGGTTGATAATCCAGATCCCAAATGGGCTATCACCGAAGGCACAAGGGATGAATTGAGAGGGATGGTGGAGAAGGCCATTGATGAGGGTTGGTCACCACGTCACCTGTCAGACGAGATTGAGACAAGTGGGCTGTTCGGCGAGGACAGGGCGGAGATGATTGCCCGCACTGAGATCAAAATTGCCGACAGCAAAGGCAACATGGAGGCGTACAAGGAATCAGGACTTGACCTTGAGAAACAGTGGCAGATATCGGCGGACCATTCTGAGATGGATGAGTGTGATGATTGTGAAGCTGAAGACTGGATTGATTTTGATGCCGCATTTATGAGTGGGGATGATAGCCCGCCAGCCCATCCAAATTGCCAATGCAGCCTGGGAATACGAGTTAAAGAAGGACGAGAAGAATAATTTAAGGAGGGAATTCAAATGAATATTTTTGCAGGACTGATAAAGGTTGATGAATCAAAACGGCTTATCTATGGACGTGCGGTCCAGGAGATACCAGATACCTCAGGAGAGATATTTGATTATGCACGATCAAAACCCCACTTTGAGAAGTGGTCAGAGGATATTGAGAAGAGCACTGACGGACTGTCTTTTGGAAACGTGCGAGCCATGCATGGAAAAGTGGCAGCTGGGAAGATCACCGAACCCCTGGGATTCAATGATGCGGAGAAGGCCATTGATATTTCCGCTAAGATTGTGGACGACAACGAATGGAAGAAGGTCCTGGAGGGGGTTTATACGGGCTTTTCCATCGGGGGCAAATATATTGAGAAATGGAAAGACCCCGAAAACGCAGAATTGGTGCGGTACGAGGGCAAGCCAAGTGAAATCAGTCTTGCCGATGTTCCCTGTATAAAGACGGCCACTTTCTTTGAGATCGTCAAAACAGACGGAACGGTTGAGCGAAAGGAATTTCAGAAGATCGCCGCCCGTGAAGATGTTAAACCCGAAGAAGGCGAAAAGGAGTACGGCGATGTGAAATTTGCCGACGAGAAAAACAAAAAATACCCCATTGACACCGAGGCTCACATAAGGGCTGCCTGGAATTACATTAATAAACCCAAAAACGCTGGGAAATACTCAGCTGAAGACGTGAAGTCAATCAAGGGAAAGATCATCGCCGCATGGAAGGCCAAGATTGACAAGGAAGGCCCGCCATCAGCAAAATTAATGGAAATTGAAGATCTGAAAAAGTATGCAGGCGAGGAGATCGGGGATGCGGCAACGGCGATTAGTGCCCTTAGTTCCATTGCCTATCTTTACCAGAAGGAAATGGGCGAAGGAATGGCCACCGATCAGATAGATGCGCTTAGGGCCGTGATCGAGAACCTCAAAAATTTCATCGCCTCCGAGATTATGGAGAGTGATCCAGGGGACGTGATTAACCTCTCTGCTAAGCCAGGAGATTTATTTAAGGTTTCTTATCTAGACGAAAGCGGAAAAAAGGAAGAAGTGGAATATTTATTGATCATAAACGATCTGCAGAAAGCCGGAGCCAGACACAGCAAGGCCGACAACGAGAGAATACAGGGTATTCATGATCACGCTGCTGGACTTGGGGCTGACTGTTCCAGCACAAAAGTAGAACCCGTTGGTGATCTCCAAAAAGTCCACGATGAAACCATTACGAAAATGGCAGCAGTCGAGGCCGATCTTGCCAAGTCCCAAACCGAGAATGCTGACCTCAAGAAGGTGGTTGAGGCCAGGGATTTAAGGATCAAGGAACTTGAGAAGGAGCCAGCGCCACCAAAGGGAGTTCAGAAATCTGTGGTGGTAGAGAAGTCCCAGGATTCGCAGGTACTGACCGGCGATGTTTCAGAAGACATCAGGAAGCTGGCTGAGAAGGTCGAGAAACAGGAAGCCAGGCCGGATGACGTGCTAAACGTGATATTGAAGCATGGAGGCATGGCCTCGTAACAATGAATGACAAAATAAAGGAGTCGAACAATGGATCTACAAAGGAATGCAATGAACGTCACTAAGGAGACGCTTGATCTGCTCAAGCTCGCCCTTAGTAATCCCAACTCTGATATTGCGAAAGCATGGACTCAGAGCGGATCAGCAATAAGCGGGATCACTGCTTACGACCTCGAACCATACGCCAAATTGCTTTTCCCCGTCCTTACTCCCCTGCGGAACGTCATCCCCAGGACGAGTGGTAAGGGGGGCATACAGGCGAACTGGAGAGCAATCACCGGAATCAACACAGCGAAGATTCAACCAGGACTGACCGAAGGTCATAGAGGTGGGATCATCTCTGAGACAACAGCTGATTGTCTGGCCATTTATAAGGAGCTTGGCTTGGATAACAATGTCAGTATGAAGGCGGACCTCGCAGCTGAAGGCTTTGACGATCTCAAAAGGATCACTACCCAAAACCTTCTCTGGGCTCTGATGCTCGCTGAGGAGAAAACCATCCTCGCTGGACAAGGGACGTGGTCACTCGCTACGCCTGCTCTTACCCTTGCTGGTCATACAACGGGAGGGGCATTAACCTATGCTCACGACCCTTATTCCGTCTACTGCGTAGCACTGACGCTGGATGGTTATCTCAATGCTTCGGTTGCCCTTGGCATCCCGCAGACAGTAACCATCACAACGGCTGACGGTTACTCTCAGACCTATAATGGTGGAGCGTCCGTTATATCAAGCGTAGCACAGGCTTCTATGGGCGGGTCGGTTACAACTGGGTCGATCACCGCTACGGTTGCCGCAGTCCCAGGTGCAGTTGCTTATGCCTGGTACTGGGGGCCAACTGGGACAGCTGCTGCTCTCGGTGCGATCACAACCGTCAATACCTACCTCATCACAACTGATGTGCCGACTGGAACTCAGCTTTACTCTGCTGTCGGTGGTAACTACAGCGCAAACTCTCTGGTATTTGATGGTTTGCTCTGTCAGGCTGCAAAGACGGCAAGCGGGGCATATATGAAATCGCTTGACGGCGCTGCTCTGACCGCTAACACGGTCGGTGGTGTTACCGAGATTGATGATATGCTCAAGTCCATGTGGGACAATTACCGCATCTCTCCCGACATTATTTATGTCAGCGCTCAGGAGAAGAAAAACATCAGAACGAAGATCCTGACTGGCAGCTCATCTGCTGCTCAGAGGTTCGTCTTTGAGTCAAGCCAGGGTGGGATAGTCGGTGGCACCGGTGTGGTAAGTTATCTCAATCCATTCTGTCTCGGCGCAAGTAAGGAGATCCCTATCGAGATTCATCCTGACCTTCCGCCAGGGACACTCATCGCTATCACCCATTCTCTTCCCTATCCACTGTCTAACGTGGCAAACGTTATTCAGATGAGATGTAGGAGAGACTACCATTCTATTGAATGGCCGCAGGTCAAGAGGCAGTATGAATATGGCGTCTACATGGATGGTGTCTTGCAGCATTATTTCCCTCCATCAATGGGCGTCATTTACAACATCTTGAACGGCTAAGACGTTCTGGATGGATTATAAAGGAGGAAACAATGGCAAGAATGAAGCTTCCACAAGGCACAACTTCTGTGGGGTGTGGTGGCATGGTTTATATCCCTGACAAATCAGGGGTCGTGGAAGTTTCGGATGGGGCCGTGACGGAATTACTCCGTCATGGCCTTGTGCCGTACTTCGGACCACCGAGTAAGGAAGAGAGTCCTACGTCAACAGGGGAAGATGACTCGACGCATAAGCCGGAATTCCCACCGAACGCAGCAATAAGAGAGGGGGATCAGCCACAGAAGCCGGAGCCTGGACAGAGGAAAAGGAAAGACAAGTAAATGGCAATCAGGAATATCACCGTCCAACTTTATGAGACGGGGGGTACCGTTCCCATTCCAGATGTAAGTATTGAGGTTTGGAATGCGGGTGGTGATTCCCTTGTTACCGCAGGCATATCGGACGCAAATGGCCAAAAGCTGCTCTTACTCGCCGATGGAACGTATAATTTCAAATTCGTGAAGTCAGGATTCAACTTTTCCCCGTCGGTGGTGGTCATCTCTGCTGCTGCAACGGTAACGATCTATGGAACGGCGATAGCCTTTAGCGGTCTGACCACCTACGCCGATGTTAAAGAATTCCTAAAGGTTGGGAATGATAACGACCAGTCTCTGCTTGGGCGCCTTGTCTTGGCCGCCTCCGATTTTCTCACTACTTGGTTGTCGAGGGACATCAAGAGCCAGACTTACACCGAATATCGAAATGGCAAGGGTCATTCTAAGTTGATGCTCAAAAACTACCCCGTCACAGCCGTCTCGTCCCTCGCCATCAACGGCGTCCCTATTCCTTTATCCGACGGGCAGTCCGTTGGTTATCTCTTTGATGAGCGTTCTCTTTACCTCATTGGTTATACGTTCACGATAGGATTTTTGAACGTGAAGATTGTCTACACGGCAGGCTATACGACTATTCCCTATGCTATCTCTCAAGCCTGTATTGACCTTGTGGCCTTGAAGTATAAAGAGAAAGATAGGGTGGGGGTGCAGAGCATAAACCTTGCGACCGAGACCATAACCTACAAGACTTGGGATCTAACCTCGCAGGCCAAGGGGATGCTGAATGAATACCGAAGGACGACACCGATAGACCAATGATAACCGCTAAGATTATAGGCACGGAGGAAGTGGTTGCGAGGATTGGCAAGTTGGGGCCGTCCCTGCGGGCGGAGTTGAAGACTTATTGCACAGCATTTGCCATCAATACCGTGGGCTATGTCCGCAGTGAGAAGTTGTCAGGGCAAGTGTTACATCATAGGAAAGGCAGGTTGAAGGATAGCATTAACTTCAAGGTCAAGGATACTGGAGGCAAGATTGTTTCAGTCATCGGCACGAACGTTGAGTATGCGAAAATTCACGAATACGGAGGACAGACGAAGCCACATGTTATCCTACCCAGACACGCAAAGGCTCTGCACTTCTT